AAAGGTTTGCCGCAAGGGTCGTGAGTTCGTACAGTGGTTCACCGGTGGTTCTGTAGCTCCTAATGGTTATGCTAACAGCATCACTACACTGCGTTCTAACAGCCGTGATGGTTACCAGGTTCACTTCCTGGGTGAGATGGGTATCATGCTTCGCAACCCATTGTCTTGCGGTATCTTGTACTGCGATGCTGAAGATACAGAAATCAGCAACGAAGGTATTTGATCTCATTAAAAAAGATATATTGATGACCGAGGGGGGCTTCGGCTCCCCGACCGGCATCACAACATACTAATTATACAATTATGGTAGTTGAATTAAAGATTAAGAAAAAGAATCCCTGGGCCGGATTAGTAAAATATAAGAGTTGTTTTGATTACATTGCTCCTTACTTCACAAGGTCTGGGTCGATATATACGGGACTGACGCCCGAAGATGAAAAATATTACGAGAAAGTTTTAGGTTATGAGGAAGGACATCTGTCAAAGACTAGCAGTTTCTGGGATACCTTCTGTGTAAAAGTTGGTGCTAGAGGTGTTATTCTTGATGATTCTATTCCCCGTCAGGAGATGATCATTAAATTCCTCAGTGGTCATAAGCGCGTTGCTACTTCACTCGATAAACTTACTGCTGGTAAAGATTACCTTTTGATTAATAGAGAAGCAGAAGCCGTTGAAGCTAATAAGATTAATAAGCAGCGTAGAGAGGCTATTAAGGAGTTTGATAAGCTTACGCTTGAACAGATGCGTAAATGTCTGCGTTTGTTTGGTGTTAAAGCTGATAGAATGTCTAATGAACTTGTTGAATCTACTTTGTTTAGTATGGTTGATAAGCAGCCACAGAGATTCTTTGACAAGTGGGTTAATAACAAGACTAAGGATACAGAGTTCTTACTTGAACAGGCTATTGCTAAGGGTGTTATTCGCAAGGATAAGACACACTACTTCTATGGATCTGATATGTTTGCAGATTCTCTCGAGGATGCAATTGCTTACTTGGATAATAAGAAGAATCAAGACCTTAAGCTTTCTATAATTAACGAAACCGAAAATAAATAATTCTTACGAATTAAACACAATGAGATATGACGCATAAAGACATATACACAAAATTCATGATAGAGTATGACAAGGCAAATGTTACTTCGTCATATCCATCGTTAACAGAATATGAGGTCGCAACAGTCTTAGATAAAGCATACCACGCTCTGATTGCTCAGAAGGTTACAGGTAACAATGTACGTAGAGTAGCTCTTGAAGGTGATTTGAAGAGTATATCAGATATAGCTCCATTGATAGAAACAGAAAGTAAGGAACTTTAGAGTGAAGAAGGAATAAACGTTGTTTATTGTAATAAACCAAACAAAATGTTATATTTTTTATCTGGATAGTTATTACACACAACAACAAATGGTACACCGTATGACGGAAAAGCAACAAGGCCACTTCCTATAAAACTTGTAAGTCACCAAATAGCAGATAAGTTTATTATTTCTGAATATAATATGCCATGGATTAAAACACCTGTCTGTTATATAGAAAATAATAATTTATATGTTGTATACGATTCTATGAATAGTCCATAGATATCAAACGGGTCGACGATTGATATTACGTATATAAAAACACCTAATAAGTTTGTTAAAGATATAAGAAATAAAGAATATTTTAGCATGACTTAGGCACAGTTTGATGAAATAGACACAATTGGTTATTTTTCATACGAACTTAAAGATCCGCAAGAAAATACGGTAATTACCAATGGTTAGGCTGAAGATTTACTAAAAAGTGCTTATACTTTTGAGTGTAACGATACAATGGCAGAAGAATTGATTAGCTTGGCAGTAGCGTTTGCTTTGGAGAACGTAGAATCTTAGAGACTTAATTCTAAACTTAATATGAGAGGACTTGAAGCATGAATGAATCACAAACTAGACGACTTGGTATTGAATTTGAAAGACGAGTTCAGACCATGATCCCAGAAAAGGAGTATCTTGACAAACTTGATACAGATACAATATATGCTTATCTCAACTCATATCAAGATAAGTATATTCATGATATATATCGCAACCTTGATCAGATTAAGTCAGGATCAAAGCTTTCTGCTCACGTTGAAGCAATATTACAAAAAATGCTTAAAACATAGACTATATCTATAAATGAAGCAGAAAATAATACTCAAAACGTAACAGATAATAATGGGTAGGTTATTATAGAAAATGGAAGATCTGTTACATATCCATTAAAACCAGATTTTTATATGTATATAAGAAGCGTATCTAATGTATCTTCTACATATTCTTTTAAAACATCTGGGGAAGATAATCAACCAATACGAGTATTACCAAATGAACTTGTATCTCAATCTGATGTATGGAGACTACTTGAAACTCCACATAATTCTTTAAGAATACTTAGATATCCTGCTGCTACTATCGGAGAATATAAGGAATTTGAAATCGACGGAGAAACAAAAAGTGTTCCAACATTAAATGTAATATACGATCAATATACTACTCCAGTTGGTGTGAAAGTTATGTATTATTCACAACCAAAGGAATTTAGTCCTATGACAGGACAAGATTGTGAGCTACCTATGGACGCTTTTGATGATCTTGTTACAGGTGCTGTAGATCTATATGTGCAGTATGTAGCTGGTGCTGAAGCTAATAAACGTAGAATACAAGAAGCTTAGAGACAGCAAGCTAAGTAGAATAAGAAAGATAACGAAGACGAAGATTGATTATGAGATGCATTGACTTAATAGCTTCATTTGAGCTTGAAATTAATAAGCTGGATGATGCATTAGAAAAGCCGGTCACAGATGATTCAGTATATTGGATCAACCAAGCTGTGATGAAGTTTGTTAAGGACAGATTTAATGGCAATGCTCCTAAACGTACTTCGTATGAACAAAATGAAAAACGTACAAGAGACTTGATTAATCTACTTGTAAATGTAGAGATAAATACAGATGAAGATACAACATGGAGAATGGGAGACTATTTCCCTGTTGTACTTTCTGATGGTACTGCAGGTAAAGAATCTAGATGGCATTACGAAAACAATCATTACAACTATGATAGTTACGAATGCAATTATCCAGATGATATGCTATACGTATTAAATGAAGATGTTGTAATATCTGATTTAAATGATGACTACCTTATGGACACTTGTGTGTTCGAATGTACGGCTGATAATTTCATGTATCGTATTAACAATTCTCTTACCGATTTTCATTATCGTTATCACAGAGCGAGACCGTTGAGAGTTAGAACTAAGGACGGCTTTAAACTGTTGACCGACAAGAAATATAAAATACATAGGTATTCTTTAGGTTATCTAAAGGTACCGACCGAGATAAAACCAACAGATCCGTATGCTGAGTACACGGATTTCGAGGACAATATATGGATGGAGATTATTAAAATAGCAGCTCAGATGTATGTTGAAAACTAGTCTGATCCTCGCTATAGAACTCTATCACAAGAAGTACTCACACAAGAATAACAATTTAAACGTGGAAACCCCAGCTAGTTAGGTCTAGACATTGAAATATAGGGGGAGTAGAATAAATTAATTTAATTATGATTACATACGTAAATACTGTGTTTGTCAGCAATGACAGCACTTCTTCAGCTCTTGCATCAAGCCTCAGCAGTGGCAACAAGGGCCAGTTTATTATCTGGGATTTTGACCAGAACAAGGCAGCTGATGATACTTCAGCACGTTTTAAGATCGGTATGTTTACCGGCAAGACCGATAAGCAGATCAATCCTCATACCGGTGCTGTTACTAATGTGCCCAATATCAAGTGGTCTAACTTTATCAACGTTGCCGACATCAAGGGTTGGACAGTAGCTCCATATGCTGCTGACACCGAGGACGTTGTTACGATCGATCTTCACAGCCTTGACGCTGCTGTTCTCACAGAGTTTGCTAAGGGCGGTAAGCGTATCATTGTTCGTCTGACGTTCAAGGATATGCCTCATCGCTTCCGTAAGTGGACTGAGAGTTATGAGTATGTTACTAATGAGGGTGATACGAAGGCTACTATCGCTACAGCAATCGCTAATATGATCAACAAAGAGTGGAAGCGTGCTCGTGTAACTGCAGCCGCTACTACTACTGCAGGTTCTGAGAAGGTTGTCATTACTGCTATGAAGTATGACGATGACGAGTCTGTTGATACTATTAACTGGTACAACAAGGTTCGTTTCAACGCAAACATCTATTGGACTGATCCTGCAGCTGAAGGTTGGGAATCTCTGAACAAGAACTTCCCCAAGGGTGTTGCTATCACCAAGGTTCCTGGTAAGACTCACGTTGGTTCTGCTAAGCTTGTTCGTGATCGCGAGGCTCAGGCTATGGGTTACGAAGGTATTCTGAACCGTGGTGAGGGCACATGGCCAATCATCAAGCCTGCTATGGAAACCAATTTGAACAATCATTACAATGTGATTACTCTCGAATTTGAGAATATGTACCGCACTGCCGATGATTTGTTCCGCAAGACGAAGCAGTCTGTTGAGATTTATATGGTTGGTGATACCGATATGATCACTGATGTTCTTGCTGGTGATGGTACCAATCCAGGTGTTGCTGCTCAGATTGACAACACAAAAGAATGAATTAACTAAGCTGGGGTGGGCTACGCCCATTCCGGCTTTTTTATTTTAATACTATGAAGATAAGAATAGGAAACGATGTTAAGCTTCAGGTAAGCCTTTCTCTCGGTGATGAAGTTGACTACACTAATATACAATCTATGAGAGCTATCTTCGTAAATACTACTCTTAAAGAAAAGCTTGAAAAGGAGTATATAAAGAAGAATAGATTTATTGGCAGATTTCCTATCGAGCCTTTCGTAGATGAATATACACCAAATGCTTACTGTATAAACTCTAATGGTAATCCTAGATATCATGTAAGAGTGTATAACCAGTACAATGGCTTTGGTGTAAAACCAAATTGGGACAAGTGTCTTCCTATTGGAGAAATGCCAGTACTTGAGTATCAAGCTGAAGTAATGCATACCCAAGACCCATAGATAGTAAAAGTACTATTCCCAGCAGAAGTACAGAAATATCTAGGCGTATATGATCTAGTAATAGTTGCTAACGTTTATGAACCTGGTTTTAAAGGAAACATAAGAACAATTACTGTAGATCTTAAAAATGCTTTTGAACTAGTAAGTAGTTCTAGCGAAGCCGATATTAACGATCCTGTACAAATTGAGATTAATAATGCATCTGATACAGAGCCTCAGCAAGATATCTATATTGTATCTGGTTCATATTCCGACAACAATATACGACTTAGAAGAAACGATAATGGTGTTGTAAGCTTTGATATACAGCCTGTTAATTGGTATGAGGGGGATTGATTATGATGCCTATTTTAAGCTCAATTGGGAAAATGTTTAATGGCCTTTCTGCAGGTACTTGGTACGGAAAGGCTGGTATAGTCGTAGGTAGTGCGCTAACTGCATTTTATTCTCCAATCGCAGCTTTACTTGTTGCTTGCTTTGCGTTTACCGCTGTAGATATGTTCTATGGAATAAAGGTAGCCTGCAAACAAAATAAGAAGATTGAAAGCCATAAAGGTTGGAAGGGTACTTTAACAAAGCTAGCTGATGAGATGGTAATAATCTCCTTAGCAAGATTACTTGAATTGGCAGTGCTTGGTGAACAAGGAGTATTTGTACTGACAGGTGGATCTACAGTTATTATAGCTTTGACTGAGTTATGGTCTATCTTGGAGAATCTGAATACTTTGAATCCAGATGGCCCTTGGAAAGCACTTGGTAAATTCCTTAAGAAGAAAGGTGAAGATTATACAGGAATAGAAATAGATTTAAACGATGAACATACTAACAATCCTAAGCTGGATAGTATCGAATCGTAAAAGCCTTTTTAAGGCCGTTTTAGGCCTCTCTGTTG